GCAACCGGCATTCATCAAGATCATCGACCCGTTNTAGTGGTAGTTCGAGGTATTGCTGGCGTAAATCACGAAATCCTCGGGTCGATTCCACAGCGGNCGAAGATCTCCCGTAATNACCACGTCCAAATCGATCGATACGAACCTCGGACCGGCAATCTTCTCGAACTCCGGCGCGAACATCTGCAGCCGACGGTAACAGTTCGGACCGACGGCCGGCCATGTCGGGTTCTTCAGATCCGCATACACATCACCGATCGGGAATGTCTCCACCCTGGGGTCGATGCCGACCGGATCATCGGTAATGCAGATCACCCGATGCGGATCGGGATACCAGCGCTCGACCATTGAGCGCAGTGTGTTGACGTGATCTGACGTGAATTTCGATCGGTAGCCTGGNTTCTCCCATTTCCAGGTGACGACCGTCAGCACGGATACAGAACCTCTCTCGCCTTGCACTCGAGGCGGTACGTGGACACACAATGATCTGGCTCCCAGAAATAGAGCCGGTCAACCACGTAGCCCAAAACCAACCCAGTCCAGCGCTTGCACCCGCGCTCAGTAGATATCCAGCGGCCCAACAGTCCCGACACCGTTTCGCGCGGCAAAGCCCAAGGCGCGAAAAGAACCGAACAGATCAGCATGTTGGTCGCGACGTAGACATTGAAGAAAACCCGCTTCACCACACGCCCGCCGCTATCTCGTCGAACATCACATCGAACAACTGAAGCCATTTCTTATCCGTGCCNAATATCGGCGCGTCGTTACATTTCCCAGGCGAGGGCCAGGGCCATGCGAGACTCGTCTCGAGCAATCGCCACTCGTCGCCATCCTGCAAGACATCCAGTGCGCACCACTTCGTCCCCGCGTGAGAGGCAAAGCGATTACAGAACTCCAATAGAGATTCGACTTGCTCGGTCATCTTCATGACCGGCTCGACGTTGCCGGTTTGAGCAACTGGCTTGTCGGGATAGCAGTAACGCATGAACACCGCTCGCTTCGTACCGATGATGTTCACCCGCCAAGTAATCTTGTGTGGGATGAACCGCTGCAACAGCACGTATCCCTTTTGCAGGCTCTTCTTACCACCCGCGCAGTGATCGACTTCTATTCCCTTGTCGAACACTTCAACGCAGTGCCTCACTCCTTCCGCTCGCGTCTTCAGTATTCGAACGTTCTTGGAGCTCGCGCCAACATCCGCCTTACTGACGAGCGGATAGTCGGCAGACTCGGCAAACCGAATGGCTTCATCCTTGCCGGAGAATCGCCACGTATCCGGCATCCAGTCGCGCCAACGCCAGAACTGAGCCGACTTGTCCTCGTACACGTCGATCTGCGTCTGGTCCTGCACCATCCGCAAGTGCTTGGACATCAGCGCGAAATCGTTGCGGTTCTCCTTGAGTCTCTTAGGATCTGCGTGCGGACGGATGAATCCGACTCCCGGCCCATTGACCTCTAGTCCGCTCTTGATGCGCTTGCCTTCGTATCCGTGACGCTTCGCCGCATCGAGCGCCGCCTGATACCAGACGTTGCGCTCGTCCAAGATGTAGAACATCAGATCGTGACGCCCTTCTCGCACTCCAGCTCTAGGAATGGCTGGCGCGGCTCATGCTTGACGAAACGGATGTTGAATTGGATTCCGTTCCAAACTGCCACGCATGACTCATCGATGTCGTTACGTGCATACACGACGATGAGATAATTCGCAGGCGACTCCAGCCGATCATGGTTCTCCCGCTCGCTGCCACGAAGCGGGCGAACTTTTGCCCAGACATTGGTAGCAATGTCTTCCCACGTAGAGACGCTCCCGCCCATGCCATCGTCCGTTCTGACTTCTCGGCGAAATGTCACGAGCTGATCTAACTCGCCNGCACGGTATGTCATGCGCCAAGATTCACACGATAAGGAGCAAGAAGCATCCGCACGGCCGGGTTATCAGACTGACTAACGCCGACAAACCGGCCCTCGCGGTTCGCATACAGGTCGCCCACGATCAACAGAATCGCAGCGCGCACGGAACCGGGAACAGGAACCTCCGCGCCGCCCTCATCAGTCCACGGTAGCGAACGTTCCAGATACCTAGACACATGGTCCTCAGCGGCCTCGATCAATGCCACGATCAAATCGTCCTCCGCGTCGTGCTGGACGCGCAGATGGGTTTTCGCTTCTTCAAGCGTGGTGATCATTGCAGCGCTTGTTCCAAAGGTTCACGCGGCCAAATTGTTAGCGCCGTGTCGCGCGTGGCATTCACGACTTGAACGCCTGCGACGTGCTTAGAGATTTCCAAAAACTGAGCAGCAAACCGAGGCAGCGAATTGCAATTGCCCAATCCCTTTGGATGATCGCCATGCCAGTGGCGCTTTCCATCGGCGGCGAACTTGCAATCGTAGCCGAGCAAGATGATTCGTTTCGCGCCCCAGTGAGCCGCCAGAGAAATCGCACCCGCTCCAGAGTTTCCGCCGTGCTTGAATCTGACACGCTCTGCGCCGTAGTCCTGCCTCGAGATCGTGACCCACCGTCCCTTGAAATGCTGTTTCACTTCCTTGTGATAGACCCGACACCATGCCAGATCCATCGAATACAGCACGTCTGCCCAGGGGGCTAGACGAAAGGTTGTGTTGGTGACGATGACTGCGCGGCCTTCTTTTTTCGCCCGCCACGCTTTGACTTTTTCGACGTCGTCTGCGTTGAGACTGGGACCGCTGGCGATGCAGACGACTTCTCGCCAACGGTCCGCTTGGGGTCCGATTGAGTGCCCTTTATCGCGACTAACCCGGCCTGCACCAATCTCTTTGCATGGCCTTCGCTGACCTCAAACTGTGATCCCTGACGACGATGCCCATAATGATCGAAGCTTTGAAGAGCAACGACTGTAGTCATGCGAAACCTCGAGAAAAGGGGCGGAGCTTTCGCCCCGCCCCGTCAGGCTTAGGTCGAGGCCGGCAGTCCGTCAAAGTCACCCTTGACGAACGCTTCGGGACGGAACACGGTGAGCGCGATGCGCTCTTCGCACAGGATCGTGACCATGTTCTTGATGAAGTTGTCACGGTCCTGATTGCTGATGGTGATGCTCGCGTCCTCGCGATCCCATCCTTGAGCGCCCATCGCGAACGCGCCGACGAGGAAATCACCGGGGTCCATCGACTGCGTTGCAACCACCGGACGCCCCCACAGACCAGGCGCGGCAAGCCCTCGCGGTGTCGCGAAGAGATAGGCGTTCTCCGTGGTCTTGGTCAGCTCGATGGCTGCCCAATCGATCGGATTCAGCACGATGCCATCCGCGTCGTACTCGGCCAGCGTGACTTGCAGCAATGCAATACGCAGACGATCGATTGCCGTCTCAGCCTGCACCGCCACACCAGGATTCGAGTAAGCGGTCGCCTGGGTGTAGATGCCGTTGATGTTCAGACCGACGCCCGATCCCTTGAGCAACTGCTGCTCTTCCCGGAGCTTCAGTCCATACATCAGGCGGCCGTTGATGTACGCCTGGAGCATGGACGCATCGGCCAACACCTGCTTGGACGCACGAATCCAGTGCGCGATCGTCGCGACCGGAGCCGAATCCAAGTCGAACGTCAAGTTAGACTCCGGCTTGCCGTCGCTCGGGTTTTCCGACACAACGTTCGCCGAATTGGTGAAGCCCGTCTCCTTGACGTACTCGATGCTGTTCGAGCTGGTGCGCCCCCAATTCAGCAGATCGCGAATGAACAAGCGCTGCTCGGGGCTCGCCACGATACCCGGCACACGCTGCGGAACGATCAAGTCGCCCGCCGAGGCAGCATCACTGGTCACGGCCGCATGGACCGATCCGACCCTGACCGTCACCTGACCTTGCATGCCCGCGTTGAAGGTCTTCACCTGCTCGGACTCGGCTACCATCTCACCGATGGTTTTCACCGAGCCGGCATAGCTCTTGTTGCCCACTTCGGCCAAGATTTGCTCGGCCGATTGCAGACGCGCCTGGAGCTCACCCTGCTTGATGAGCAGTTCGTCCACCTTCGCCTTCGTCTCTTCGGACAACTGCGAGTGCGCCTTGATCTCCTTCTGGGACTGTTCGGCGTAGCGCTTCAGATCGTCGTTGATCTGCTTCAGGTTCGCCTGAACCTGCTTGTATTCCTGTTCAATATCAGTCATTTCATTTCTCCGCGAAAACAAAAGGGGATTCGATACGGGGTAGCGGCCCAATACTTGCGACGACCGCATCACGCGGGTCATTGGTGGCGTCTCGCGCNCCATCACCAGACGCATCACGTCGGCTGGACTTGAATTCAGAAATGAGTTTCTTGGCGGCGCTCGCGGACATGCCCGAGGCTCGAAGAGCGGCCTCTATGCGGCGCACCGCATAAGCGGATGCTTTCTCGCCCTTCTCCGCGACCTGATCGGACGGCAGCAACTCGTCCGCAAAGCCTTGCTC